CATCACATTGCGGTTGATTGGCGTGTCAAAAAAGGCCTTCTTGTGCGTTTCAATCGAGTAGATCGACGGCGCTGCTTTGGTGATTTGACGGGACAACTCGCTATCGTTGTACCAGAAGTCAAACAGACGCAGGTTGTTTTGATTGTATGTGTTCGCAGCAGTCTTCACCGCAGCAACAGTCTGAGCAAACGTATCGGTTGTCTGATTGGCGTTATACAGAATACCGATATCCAACTGAAGACCGATGTATGATGCGTCAACCACTTCAGGTGTGATCGAAGCAACGGAGAACTCGGTAATACGTCTCTCGATGGTCTGTTTCACTGTATCGGCGATAACAAAGCCGTCTTGTGGGATTGCACACAGGAACACTCGACCATAATACGGCGGAACGTTCTTTTCACCACCCCAGGCGATTGCAGACTTGATGAAGGTGAATTCACGCAACATGATCGCCACATAGTCTTTATCGCGCACTGCACGGTTCTGAGTTTCCCAGATCTTTGGTGCAAGGAACTTGATGAAGTCAATGTCGCTCTTCTCAGCACCACCGTAAGCCTCAGTGACCACAGTGACCTTGATGTTCGAGTAACCTTGAATCGGTGTACCTGCAATCAGGGTTTTCAGACCGTTTGCGTGTTCGGCTTCAACAGCCACGTATTCAATTCGAACGACCGAGTTGTTTATCGGTTCAGCACCTAGAACGTTGCGACCAAACTGAATGTCGTATTTACCCAGTGTGTTCTCGAACAGATAGAACACAGCGCTGTCTGTGCCGACGTCTACGATGTTTTCGACCTTCAGATACTCAGTGATCTCGCCTGTCACCGGATCAGTCACAAACACGCGCACAGTCGCTGTGTCGATGTCAGCATTCATGATGCCGATAGTCTTTGTACTGGAGTTATACAGGTAACGCTGAGAGCGCAACTGACCTTGCTTCAGTTCAACGTTGCTCGCAATGAACTTGTTCTCAATTGTCTTGAGTAGGGTGATCTCGCTGGTATTGGTAAACGAATAGGTCACGTTACCAATTGTGTTGAGGAACACGGAACCTTTCTCGGCTACGAGGCTGAACTCAGTTGGTTGTGCTGACGGCAGGACTTCAAGGTCAACGACCACTGTGCTTGCAGTGCGCGACTTAGGTGTATAGGAGAGTTTCTGAGCATGACTGACAACGTTGGCCCGCAACTGTGCCGAATCGAGAAACGATTCAGAGCTGACCATGTTTGCCATATAGGCGATGTAGTGAGTATTGCGCACCAGAAGGTCAATGATCGTGTTGATCGTCGAACCTTCATAGTTGAAGTCGGCAAAATCAGGTTTCGCCTGCATGTACTCAATTAAGGAAGCTTTGAGTTCCTGTGGATCGTATGATGTAATAAGTGAAGACATGAGAGCATGACCCAATCAATAGTTGTCGTACAGCTATTTATTAGGTCACTCCACCCGATTACCGAATGCGACTCAAGTCCACGATCAAGGCTTGTGTAGTAGGGTTGTTGAGTTCGGTGTAATAGATCTTCACCGAAACTTCATTACCACCAGTATCCCGAACCTCAATGTCAATCAACTCGACTTGTGGTTCAAAGTTACGGATCGCATTCTCAATGTTGTCATGAATCTGTCGCGCTGTGGTCAGGCCGATATTCTCAAACATCGAAGCATCAAGGTTCGTACCCATCTCAACATTGAAGCCGCGATCATAGAAGTTGGTGCGGACAATATTGATTAGTGATTGACGAATAGCAGAACTGCCTGTTTTGGTCGCAAGGTCTCCTGTCAAAGGATGCTTCTTGAATGACAGGTCAATGTCACGTCTCATTGGTTAAACCCTCGTTGTGTGCGGACGCGAATCGTCAACTTCCAATCTTCAGATGTTTCCATCTCGCGCATGAATTTATCAAATGACACTGAGCTTTGCAGAATCGCCCAGTTACCGTCAATAACACCTAAACCTTCACCGATACCAATACAGCCCTGAAAGTTCGATACAGTGTTACCGATATGGATCATGATGTAGGTTCGACCTTCAACGTTTGTCACTTCCCAACCTGCGGTGTATTTACCACGTGACGTGCGATTGACGATGCCACTTGAGCGTTTGTTGAGGGTGTAGCTACCTTCAGGGATGCAAGAGACTTCTGGTTCATTGCTCTCCCATGGTAGTTCAATCGTATCGAATACGATGCCACTAGGCATGTACATCTTGCCGATAGTCGCTGAGTCTGTGTAAGCGCGTTCGAGTGTTATAGTACTTGACATGCTGGTTTCCCTATAATTATTGTGAGTTTAAGCTACTTGTACTAATCCGTTTGCGTACTTTGAGTGATTAAAGAACGTCATGATTTGGCCACGTTGGCTGCGACCGCGTGTGAGTGAAAAGTGTAGCCAGGGCATTCTGGTCCCTGTCGATTTGTACTCAAGGAGAAACTGGTCATACGGTAGATTGTCTTTAGCCCACTTCGCAACTTCGAAGTAGAATCCCTTTGATGCATTCTTGAATTGAATATCGGCGGCCTCACCTTTCAAGTGTTGACTCTTGCCGCTACCAGTTCTGAAGCCAGAGGTGACGATCATGTTTGGATACTTCGCCTTCAAGGGCTCTAGAACGTTCTCAGCGAGGTTCTTCAGGTTACAGATGATCTGCTCTGAAGTCAGGCCGTTCTGATCTTTGATCGCATATTGTGAGACTACAGCACCTAAAGACAACTGACGGAGCGTAAAGTTTGGTGACAACTTGACTGAATAATCCACTTTACCGTTAGTAATCGCCAAACCACACTCAGCAATCACCGGTTTGACTTCAGCCGGTGGTGGTTCGTCTGCGATACTTTCAATGATCGGCTCTTCGGTCATAACACGTTCACCTTCTTCAGGTGTGATGTAACCGTTAGATACTGCCATATCGACAATCTCGGGCGTGTAAGGTGTTTCTTCATACTGAAACGAGAAATTGTTTTTAGGCGTCGGAGTGAACTCAAGCGAGTAGCCAAGCGGTGACAGTGTTTCTTGCTGATTGGTCTCAGGGTGAATGTGAAAGCCACCACTGACATTACCGCTCATGTGATCGTTTGCACTGCTGATGCCATAGATATCGACTTCAGGTGTATCAAATGTCACTTTGGTTGCCTTGACATACATCTCACCACCGACACTGACGCGATAGTCACCCGACGCAACAAGGTTCAGACTACCACTGACGAAGATGTTATGACCACCCAAGTGAATATCAAACGAATCATTGACAGCCTTCGACACACGCTTGCCGTCAGGGTGAAACTCATCGAATGAACCCGAACGGTGAAAGATCATGACGCGCTCAGCACCTGGCGTATCATCGTATTCAATGACATGGCCCGACTCAGACTGATACACCTGATTCTTTGGATAGACGACTGCATAACGTGAGGTCGGTTCATCCCAAGTCTCACCACGAGCATCAGGAATACCCTTGACCGCGTTGTTAGTCAACTCATCAAGATACGTGCCACCTTCACCCGTTGCAATCTCACTGACATCATTCAGGCCGCCTGGCATTGAAGCAATAGCCGCAAGAATGACACCTTCTTGATGATCAGGGTCGATGTAGTAACCGAATACGAATGAATCGACTTTGTAACCAGTAGGACTATGACCAACGCTTTGAGAGCCAGCACTGTTTGACACTGCGCTAGAGAACCAGCGCAAGTTGTCTGTAGGGAGCATGCCAGGGTTGGCCGAGTTGTAGCCAAACACCCTGACTTGGTAACGACCATTCTTCAACGGGTCGTCAACGTTCTCAATGACACCAAACCAAGGTGTGAAGTTATTTGTGTCAATCAAGATGTCACCTCTTCAAACGAGTCTTTCAGCAACTTCACTCGTTGATTGTACGATTTAGGTTGTAGGATATGTTTAATCTCGGCAATCAGGAACTTACCTGAGATGTTGTCTGTTGCATTTGGTGTCATTGATTCTTTCGAGTTCGACGGGATCGAGGTCTTCATCGTAGTACCAACTTTCAACGATGAGTTACCAAAGATACCGATGTTCGCCGAGAATGAATTTGACTTGAGGAGCTTCAGCTTGTTATCGACAATGCTACCTTCATTATCCTGTTTAGTGTTGCGATAATGCAGGGTCACACGGTCACTGTTCTCGCTGTTGAAGTTCTGATCCAGTGATACGGCCGCTTTACCAAGCGACTTGCTGCTGTCGAACTTTGCCTTGGCATTGTAGTTGTGTACGGTCATGCTCTTATCCATGATCGACAAGAAACCATGTGCTGAACCATACTGACCATCATGCAGGTCATCGATGAACTTGTTTGACTCTTCGATCTCGAATTCCTGAAAAGTGTTGAAGCTTTCTTCGTGGGCGTTCTCGACATCATTGTAGGTTGGCGCGCTACGATAGACATATTCTATGACAGGATCCTGAGCATAGAGTTCCTCAATCGGTACAAATCGAAACTCTGAGTTGTCCTCATAGAACAAATAACCGTTCATGCCAGTTGTCGAGATGGCCCGACGGCAGCACATGTCAATACCACGATCAGGTGTATGACCACTGAAGACGATGTGTTCAATGTTGCGCGTGCGTGTCACTGTGAGCCCCTTAGGCTTCGCTGGCGCTTGTCTGCTGATCTTCTTGAGGATACGCTCAACGATGTCGGAGCACGCCTCGTTATGGCCCGTAAAGAGCTTCTGCTGGATCGATGCGATGAACTCAGGTGATGCAAAATGCAAAGTGAAGCCAGATGCTTGATCACCTAAAGGCATTGGGCCCTGCAGGTCATACACTTGACCAGTCACTGTGATCGGTGAGTTTTCAATCCCTGTAGTGTACCACTGTAAGGTCACAGTCTCACCGCGACCAAGGCCGTACTTCTGCACTAGGTTGTTGGTGTCAACAAACGAGATGTTCCCTGACATTGTGTAGTCAAAGATCGTCTCATAGATGACCGCGTCAGTGAATGCAGTTGCAAGGTCAAGTTCAACAGGGTTCGACGTATTGGTCAAGATTGTCGCCTTGACCAGTTCGAATTGGCCGCTACGTGAGTACTGAGCCATTAGTTACACACCTTCTTGGATTATTTCTTTATGACGGTTAACGATTGTGTTGACCAGCTCAGGCAGTACCAGCTTGATCTTGCGCTTAGCGTCATTCAACTCGGTTTCGTGTTCATAGTTAGTGATCGGGATTCGTTCCCACGGCTTTGCAGTGCTGAAGTCAATTTCTTTACCGTCGTAGTCCACATAGTGGTGAATTGCATACGGATCTTCATAGGTCGCATTGACGTATGAATCAAACTCCCACTGAGGCTTAGGCCACTCTTCGAAGATGTTGACGATGTCATTGAACTGAAGTATGACCCATGCAAGGTTAACGTCGTCGTAAAAGCGATCAGCCAGGTTCTCTGGCGTATCACCATCACCGATGCTATGCTCATAGTAATAAGCAGGATCATTCTTCATTGTTTGCGACACACCAACACGCCGAGTCAAGTTGACCTGCAACGAGTTGTCATAGCGCACTAACGGAAAAGCTGTGAAGTAACTCATGATTAGAATCCCTGCAAAATACGGTTTTTGTCGAGGACCTCAAGTTCGGTAAAGCTCAAGCTGATCGTTGTGGAGAACGGGCTACCGTCGGCAAACGATGCATAGTGGCTGTCTGAACCTTGTTGTACGTTGAAGTCGGTCAATGCACATGTGGAGATCTTGAACAACCATTCGTTTTCTTGACCATCCTTCTTGAGGAACTGGATGTCGAACGTCGAAGGGTAGCTCCAGTAGAGGTTAGACATGTTCAACTTCTTTTCTGGTGCTCTGTGGAACTTCAGGGTGTCAACAATCTCTTTGATTGCAATCTGCTCTGCTGGACTACGTGGGATGAACTTGAATGTGAAGTTGAAGGTACGGTTCGACACACCTTTGAACAATACTTCCACATATGGGTTCTCAACCATCTGATTGGCCCAGGTGTATGCATCAGCGATCTTGCCAGGTAGCACTGCATCAGCAACCTTAATCCCAGTCATTTTCAGGATTTCAGGTAGCGCTTCTTTCGATGTGTTCCATGCATTCTTCCATGCTTCAAACGAAGACATGTCACCAGAACCACCCCAGGCATCCATCACAGCCCCTGCAACCCCTAAATCAGACGCGTTCCATGTAGACTGATACGATGTCTGAATCGATGGTGGCATGTGTAGTGCAATCGCTGTGTCGATGCGTACGGTATTGCCTGAGAAGTGCCGAGCAAGACTGTTAGAGCCTTTCTGCTCCATGCGTGCCTCATCACCCTCAATAACCTTGTACTGCTTACCCGCATACTGGGAACCACTGATCGCGTTGATGTTGATCAGCATGATGTTCTGTGTGGCTTCGGTATCGACGTCCAACGGGAACTTCAGAAATTTGTATTGACGTTTCCCTGAGGCAAGTTTATCCTCAAGTCTTTTGATCCGAGTAATTTTCTTTTCTGGTGGTGCTGCATATGAAGTCGCACCTTTAGGGTGCATGAAATCGTCATACATCTCTTTGGCTGACGCTTTCACGCTGCCATAAGTGTTGCTGATCGAATCAATAATATCGCCGGCCATCTGTTACACCTCTTTAAACGAAGTTGATATCGTTTTCTGTGAGTACTGTGAATTTCCAACCACGTTTGACACAATATGCCTCAGCAGCGGCCCACTTAGCCTGATTGACTGCATAGGTCGCAATCTCAGTCATGAAGCGCTCTTTGGTCTTCTTTGCAGTCATTGTTGGTTGTAATGTTTGGGCATAAGGTTTGACTTCAATCAAGGTGATAATCTTCTCACCTGTAGGACCTTTAGCCACAACGAGGAAGTCTACAAAGTAGCGATGAGCGCGACCATCGACGGGACTGATATATGGAATTACCACGTCCTCGGAATTCCAGCCAATGATGGTTGAACTTTCATCGAGTTTGCGCATCAGTTTATTTTCCCAGCCAGATCGGAACACGACCTTAGTAGGATCACCAATGTACTTCGAAGGATTCTTGGGCTTGAAAACCCCTTGCTTATAATTCCTAGCCATATGACTATTATCTGTTATGAGTTCTATTCAGATTATTTATTGATCGATTCAGCACGAGTCAAACCCAGTAAATGGTTTTATCTATCATTCAATCTTATTCAATTTAAAAATACTATTATACAGATCAAATTTTGACTGTATAATTCGTTCCTGAACGATCCAGACCTGAAAGAATTTAACTATTATTCAGATTCAATCGATTTAAAAATACTATTATACAGGCATGCAATCCACTGTATAATTCGTATCCAACGATTCGTGATGCTTTTAGGCCAACCCTGGAGTGATGTGAGATGCAACCAAAACAAAAGCGTATCAAGCGATATGCTGATGGATTTTACTACCCTGAACGCAAGATGCTGTTCTTCTGGGTACCG